TCTTTAAAGATGTTTTGATAAGCGGTATCTGTTTTTGCGTTTCTGCTTTTTGCTATTTCTTGAGCCTCGCAAAATATATCACGAAAAGTTTTAACTACTTTCCATTCATTTGACTTGTCAGGAAAATCATTTACATAACGTGTAAAATAATCTTTAGCTTTCATGTTGGTTAATTAAAAACGGCAGGTAACACGTGTTTTGCAATATGGCGGGTGAAGTGCAAAATTCAGCGTTAGTGCCTTTGTTGAACATTTGTTGTAAATTGAAAGAGAGTGCCTTGAAACCGCCACATCGCAAAGCACCTTAACGTTAGCAGAAAGCACTACTGACTGTCTCCGTAGGAAAGTTCCGTATAAGCAAGTCATCAGGTATCTGCTGAATTTTATCTATCTGTTTAAAAAAATAAGGCACACCCAATACTGCACACTCATCACGCATTGACCTTGCCCACTCTAAATTGAATGGTCGTTTATGGTGTCCGCTTTCACCGCCTTCAATTATCCAATCAATACCATTCAAATCACCTAAAACTATTTTGTCAAGTTGTGGCTCAACCGATAAAAAGCGTTTTCCTTTTACTTCTTTTAAGTGCCTTACAAGCGTTTCAAATGTTTGTTGGTTTACTGGCGAAGTGCCAAACATTACATTGCTTGGTGGCGTTTCCTTCCAGCTTTCTGGAATGTATTTATTGATATTGCTTGGTCTTTTTGTAAGTAACAAAAATGTAAGGTTTGGATACCAGTCATTACTGATTTGGTCAAACAATCTATCCCTTAAAACGCCTGTTGTGTATTCAGGAATGTTTGCATCAATAATTGGCATTGGTTTTTCAAAAATATCCATCATTGAACCAACAAACACACGGTGCATTTCGCCTGCTTGTTTTGCCAACTTCTGCATTTTCAAGAGTTCATTCCAAACGCTTTTTATTTCCTTTCGTGGCTTATCATTTCCCCAAATGTCATTGCCCCAACGCTTCGCCAATGTTTCAGCGTAGCAATTATCACAACCTTCGTGAACCTTTGTGCATCCGTGCCAAAGATTAGCGGTGTGATGTGTCCATTCAATTTTACTGTTTTGTGCCATATTTTTTATTGTTTTGAATTTCTAATTAAGTTTATCGTAAATGAACCGTGCCTATCTGCTAACAGCGGTTTTGCGAAAGCTGCTTCCAACGCACAAGGCAAACGCACAGGCAGCCTATCGCAAAGCCGCAAAACGTTAGAGGACATTATTTCCAGCCCCAAGAAACACCAGTACCGATTCCAACCTCTATTCCTTGATCTTCAAGTGGCTTTAACAATACTTCCTCCCAATCAAAAAACTCATCATCCAAATCAGTATTCTCTGGAATTTCGACCTCGTAATTTTCATCATCCCAGTAGGAATATAAAATAGCAACACGTCTTCTAACACCACCTTGACTAGATGGGGTTTCGGTAGTAGACTTTTGATTCTCGTTATTCATGATGTTTTTGTTTAAGTTGATTGATTTGTTTCCAGTTTCCCCACCTCGTCAAGCTGTCGGCTGTTAATCTCTTTACAATACTATCAAATCCTATCATTAATTACAAGAAAAAGCCCCGAAATATTTTCAGGGCTTTAAATTATTCCAATCGGTTAGGATTAGGAGGCTGGAGTCAAAGTTCCGTAGATAAATGCGTCTTCATAGAACTTAGGAAGCGCGACTCTTTCCTCAATTCGAACAGTCATCATGTTCTTTTCAACATTGTCCTTGTTCTGATCGAAGAATCTCAACTGCATTGCTGATCTAGTCACCAAAGCAGCACCTCTCAAGAAGTCACCTACCAAGAAATCTCCTTGGTCAATCTTGTTGGTCTTATTGACTGTCAAGCCTCCGATTTGCAAACGGCCTCCAACGATTCCAACAGCACCCTCTGGCAAGTTGTACTCACCTGAAGTTGAAGCCTTATTCAACATGATTGCTACAATATCCCGAGGGTTAATCAATACGTTGGTAGGCATATCGAAATTCAATTCTCCAAGCTGACCATAAGCCGCATCGATAATTCTTTCGATTCCAACGGTATAAGAACCACTGTAAGAAGTTGCGGTGTTAATCAAACCGTTCAATGTATTTCCAGTACCGTCACTGTTCAGAATTTGGTCATCTTCTTCTTTCAGTAGCTCAATCGGAGCGTAGGTAGCAAGGTAAGAAGTCAACCAAGAAAGGTCTTCCAACATCTCGATAGGCAAAGTCAAGATACCTGCAATCCATTCAACAGGAGCCGTAACTCGCTCGAAGTTCATTGCAAACGCTGGCTTTGCAGTAGTGGATGCCACTGTTGTACGGTCATAATCCCAAGCACCTGGGCCAGCTCCTGTCTTACCGGTAGCTTTAGGGTAATACAAAGTAGAACCAGTTGTCGTTCCTCTTCCGAGGATATTACGAACGTGGAATGCCTCTTCCATTGTTGGAATCACTTCACTTCGAACATCCTGAACAAAGGTGTCGTAGTTGGTGAAGTTCTCGAAGCCCATTGATTTTAGGTCAATGATAGTGGAACGTCTGTCAGCTACATTTGACTTTAGCTCTCCGATCTTAGCTTCAAGTCCTTTGGTAACAGCATCTTTAAAAGATACTTGATTAGACTTTTGTTCTTTTTCTGAAATGGTCAATGCCAAATCGTCAAAGTCTTTTTGAAGCCCCTTTTTGATCTCTTCAAGTTTGTCACTTGCCTCTTTGCTTTCAGCTTTCAGCTCGTCAATCGCCTTGGATAGCTTTTGTTCAAACTCAAGCCCCTTCTTTTCTACTTCTGATTGCCAATTCTTTTTGGCTGTGGATACTTTCTCTTCGACTGCATCCAATAGTTCTTTCTGATCCATTTTCTTTGGTTTTTAGGATAGTTTTGATAAAATATTTAATACTTCATCGGCTATTCCTTTGTCCAAAGTGGTCTTTGCCGGCTTTAGCAAATCGGATAGTGATTTTAAGCGTGTTTCTAGTGTAATTATAGTTTCATCAGTACAATCAGTTGTACGGATAAACTTCTCTAATCGGTCAAGGTATTGCATTGCATCCTTGTCTGATTTTAGGTCAATGTAAGTAGTCTCAGGATTTGCGCCAAGGAATTGGATTGCCGACCCTTCATGCATCATTACTTCCTTAATTCGGTTTGCCTTACCCTGAGAATCGTACATTTCTTTAATTGTAGCGAATCCAAAACTATGCTGATTGATCAATTCAGATTCAATCATTTTCATGAAATCCTGACCAAGCGAATGGGTTCCGATCTTTGCAGTATATCTAAGACCTTTAGAATCTTCTTCCAATGAGGTGATCTTAGCTACTGCCTTGTAACGGTCATGATCTAAAAGGTATTTAATTAACCCTTTACCGTTTGGCCCTCGCTCTTGGATAGTCTTTGCAAATGCTCCTTTTTCGATAATGTCACCGTCCAAATCACGGTTATTAAAAATCGCAAAGTAACCCGAAACAATACCCTGCTTAAGGTCAGTATCTTGAAATCCTTCGTTTATGCCTTTGGTGATCATTCGAATAACCGTTTAGGCAAATATACAATAAAAAAATAAAAAGCAAACTAAGTTACTTTAAGTGGGATTTCTCTGTCCTAGTGTCCTTTGCATCCCAACGGTACATATGAAATAAATAAACCCCTTCAGCTATGCCCAACTTTCCAAACTTAGAAACATCCTTAGAAAAATGGTAATCCACAAACTTACCTTTGATCTCAATCCCTCCCTCTGGAAACTTACCCGCTTTTCTCCAAGTGGATTTAGAAAATAACATCATTAATCCTCCAACTGTCTGCAAGCCTGTCAATGGCTTTATAGTCTTAATGATTGCCAACTCTTTAGCCTTAGCCCTGTGAACGTCCATATTCTTCTCATTGAACATATTCGGAACTAACTGCCAAGGCAAACCAAGTCGATTAGTCATGCAACCGATCAAGCTAAATCCTTTCGGGTTATTAGCGATTTCTTCGATTTGCTTAATAAACTCTTCGTGAAACGGAGGAACGGTATCAATATCCCTTAAGCAAATCCAATCATTTTCCGGCAATCCTTCAATAGCTTGGTTAACCGCTAGTCCAAAGTTTTTATCTGATCTAGCTGGAGTTATGTGGTGGACTTGTACCCTAATAGGCTTAGGCTCATTATCGTGAGGCAAAAACTGAATCTGACTATCTTTTAGATAATAGTTTGTCGCCCCCTCTGGCTTAATGCCTAGTTTCCAACTTGCAAATGGCAAGGCTATTTGGTCACGGGTTGGGAATTGAGCGTAAATATCGAATGTCAATTCCATTAGCTTGTTCATTCGCTCTGATCGGTTTGATCGGACAAAGAATCCATTCTGGAAAAGTCCGGCATTATCTGGAAATCTTTGCTTTCGATAGTAGGCCATTTGAATCGCTAACTGTTTACCGTCTGCCTTGCGTTTCTTTAACACTTCTTGAATCTCTTCAGATACCTTCTTTCGTCTTGGATGCCTTAACCACATCGGAACGCTAGGCGGCCATTCAGTCAGGATTATGTTTGCATCTTGGTAACAAACTAAATCGTATTCTGGTAAGTGAATATGAGAAAGAAATTTATAACAGCGTGAATCGAGTTTGGGGCTACCTCCTTCTGTTAACCTAACCTCCCATCCCTTGCTATTACTTGGCCTTGTATCCGTAAAAAGTATTGTGTCCCAACCTTCAAACTTTGGGGCAGGATTTAGGGTGTCGTAGTTTCCGAAAAGGCAGGTGTAGATGGCTTTTTTCATAGTGATAATATTGGATGCACCCCCTTATGCGCTGGCCTCCGAACGTGGTAAGAAAAGAATGATCGTTTGACTTGTCTTTCTAACTTGATACCGTGCCGGTACAATTGAAACGGTAATGCCAACATATCCCTATTAGTCCATTTCTGGCAATTATCCCAAATATCCTCGCATAGCCTATTCATTTTCTGATCCCTATTTGAACGGCCAAAGAAGCCATTCAAAAATAACCCTTGATCGTCTTTGAACCCCATATCAATCATCCATTTCCATTGCTTTTCCAAGCTCTCTTTGTCCCATCTGTGATTCAACTTAATCAAAGCGTCTATCTCTTCTCTGACTGACTTTCTGACCTCGTGGACAATATGAAAATGATCCTGTTCAGGCTTTCTAATCAGTTGCAAATTAGCATCGTAATAGATCACCGTATCGTATTCTGGCAATGTAATGTGACTGCACCATTTCCAGTATCTTGAGTCTAGTTCCGGTTGGTTAGTTTCCCGATACAGAACTTTTGTAAACCGAGGATCTTCAATCGGTAAGTCAGTAACCAAAATACTATCCCACCCATCCCATTTAGGAACGGTTTTGATCGTATCATAATTCCCAAAGTTGACTGTGAAAACGGCTTTTTTCATTTGGTTATTAACTCAATGATAGCCTTTACGTGCTCATCAGTCGTGCACTTAGGAACCTCGATTGTGAACTTGCAAGCCTTGCACTTGCAAGTATGTCCTTTAGGGATATAACTTCCCTGAATGATCCGTTTGTCTCCTACTATTTTTGCGGTGTACATCAGTCAGCTTTGTTTAGTTCATCCAAGAAATCATTGCAAACGTCAATCACGTTTTGAACACCTTTTCGGATAGTCTCAACTTCTTTATCGTTAAATGGCTGGTTATACTTCCCATTTGATAATTGCTGCATTATTTTTTGATAAGTCTGGTTCTTCAACCCTAACCTAGTCATAATCAAATGATGTCTGACTTTATCCCGCTTTTTTAGAAACTCACCTTCTTGTTTTTTCATAGTAATTCTATTTCTTTTTTGACTTGCTCCCAATAAGACCATTTTTTTGAGTGGGTTTCATGAGTCCATTTTGCAGTGTTTGCGGCGTATTTAGCGTATATTTTAGCTAATTCATATTCTCCTAATATGCCCATCTCTGAGTAATCTGATATAAGCTGAATTGCCTTTTCCTTAGCTGTCATCTCTTCTCGTAAATTATAGTTTTACCCGTTTCTTCTCCATTATACCCCAATAGCTTGCCATCCTTAACCAACTCAATCTCAACCTTTCTGCTGCATTGACAAAGCATTCTGATTTGCTTTTGAACCGTTGCCAAATCAAATACGCCTTGGCCTGAATCTTGCCACTCCAAAGGTTCTCCTATTTCATTAAAGAACCTCCTTCGGATTGAATAGTCAGGTGTATCTGAGTTCCTGTTTTTTGGCATCAGAACGGAAGCTCATCTGATTCTTGTTCCTCAATATGGCTCTTAACTGCCTCATACTCCTTCTTAGCCGTATGCGATTGTTCTTGCTTTGGAGTAGATGCTTTTTCAGGCTTAAAGGTGTCCACTGTCACGCTTAAATCCTTGCCGTATTGGTCAGGTTCTTTTTTCTTATTCACAGTCAAATTGATGTACTTTTTGCCGTTCTTAGCCGTGGTAATATGTTCGGCTGGCAAATCGCTCAAACAGATTGATATTCCGTAAAATTCTCCGTACTGGCCTGACCTAGTTTTGCCACTGCCACAATAAATTTTTTCCATATCGCTAATATATTTGTTTAGGGTTTAAGATCAAAGGAAATGGTTAAATTATTTATTATTCATTTTATAGTCACTAAGCATTCCAGACTTCCAGTCATTAAAATTTAAATCATTACAGACGATAATTGTCAAAAATGAATCAGGAATGTTAGTAACCTTTCCAAACTTATTAATAAGATCCTCCACTGCTTTTCTATATTGCTGAAACCCATAGGCTTCAATGAGAGTTTTTGTTGCCTCTGGAAACTTTGAATGCCTTTCTATTATTTGTTCCGGTGTCATTTTCTTATCTGTTTGTTTGTTCAAATATAAACCTAATTAATTACTTTCCAAATATTCTTGATACAATTCATAAAACTGATCGAAACTTTTTGCAATCCAGTATATGCCTCCACTTGATTCAATGGATTCTTGGTATCTTTTCTGATCTTGGCTTTGCATATCGTAACCTATTTTAATCTCAATCTTAACTGATCTTCCCTTTATAGTTGCTGAAATATCAGCACTTCCTTTGGTTCCGGTTGTAGGGATGTATTTTGTCGATCCTATTGTCTTTGTCCTTCCGATTACGTCGGTTACTTGCTTCCGATTGTCAATCATACGGCCCATCGTATTTATCCTTTCGGCCTGCCATCCTTCCAATGTAAGGTAGTCGATTATGCACTTGGTCAATCCATTAGCAGTCTTATCAGTGTATTTCGGAGTTTTTAATGCATACTCTGGCACGTTTGGGTATCTTTGCCTTTGCTCTTTAGACTTTCGCTCTCTTAAGTGGTCAAGTGGTTTCATATCAAAATGGCATTTGGAAGTGAATCAAAAACTCATAAGGCTCTCTTACAACCTGAAGCATAGGATGAACCTTAGCCAATGCACTGAAAGCATTTACTCGGTCGTTTTCGTGCATATAAAACCATTCTTTCTCAGCTTTATTCCAGTTATAAATACCTGGATTTACTTCATTCCATTTTTCCTTAAATACTTGGAATGGGATTTCGGTTATTTCATCTAATAGTTCGGTCATTTTTTTAAGTGTTTATAGATTGTTTTTCTACTAACGTTTAATAATTCAGCTAATTCGCTTTTATTAAATTCAGGATTTGATTCAGCCACTGCTTTGATTATCTCTTCGTTACTTGATCCCTTCATTGATTTTACTATTTCCTTCAGTTCAATATTTTCAATCATATTAATCTTGATCTTTTTGCTCATGGCTATAAAGTAATTTGATAACTTTTCTGCTTTCTTCATAATGTCTGCTTCAATCCAAGAAAAATCAATTCCTGAATGAAAGGCCCAAAGGCAATTTAAAATCAATGCAAACCTCGGAACATAGCTTTTTTGTTTTGATAACATAGACTTTACGTATTCGTTAATTTCATCTGAGTTCTGCATATCAGTTATGTTATTAAAAACCCGCTCCCATTCATTGTCCGCATTTTGAGAAAATTTAACTATCAAAGGCTCTATATCTCCAAACTTGTTAATCTTTAAAATGTGACTTCGCATTTGAGTAAAGAAATTACCTAAATAAGCCTCCCACCATTCCAAAACCTCTTGATCTATTGATTTTCTATTATACTTTTCAATTTCCTTTTCTGGGAAACTCACCAAAAGCCTATCCAAAAAACCATTGTCTTTATTTTCATTGGTATTTATTTGAGTAAAAATACCCGGTTGAATCCCTCCCAAAACAGGCATTAAAGGCGACTCTATAAAGCTACTTTTTGCTGTCTTACGTGTCAAGTTTGCAGGTTTATTTGACCAACAGGATAACCAAAACTCTAAATCAGAACCCTGCTTATACTTGTTCATATCCTTAAGCCATCCATTAAGCTCGTCTTTAAATACTGCTACTCCGATTGGATTGTCTTCATGAAGATCCGCTAAAGCCTCAACTGTCACATCGTTTACTATAAATTGAGTTCTAACAGGTTCCTTAATTTCTTCATAATCTTTTTTTTCCTTTGCACTTAAAGACATGTACTCTTTAAACTTTCTATATTCAGTTTGAAAATGTTTTATCTCAAAAGCGTTCTTTTTTTCAATCGGAAAAGAAACTGCATTTATTGAAGGTGTCTTCCCTAATCCGGCTTTACCGATCAATCCAATCCAAATATTTACTGATTCTCTCCAACCTGTTTTAACCTCTACTTTACAGGTATTCCCAATACACAAAGCCAAAACCCAAAGTAAAGTCGAACCCATGTAGTCAATTGAATGATTTAAGGTTTGCTGATTTAATATCAAGTAAGCTTGAATTTCATCTGGGAAAACATCGATAGGGAAAACCAAGTCGGATTCTTTTATTTCAGGCTTTTCAATTTGAATGTTTTTCTGCTTTCTATCTCCATACCCTTTTTTATACAGGTCACTTGCAGCATCTGAGTAGTTCCCGTTGAAATACTTCCACGCATAGCACGAAAAAGGACTTAAAGGCTTTTCATGTGGGTAAATTGTGGCCGTTGTAAAAAGATAGCATAGACCAGAATCTTTGTAAATAAATCCATGCAATGGATCTTTGCTTCCATTTTTTCTTAATACAACCCTATCAGATAAATGTCGAATAGGAGAAAATTCACCTTGAATAACGTCCAAAACATCGTGCCTTTGATTGTAGTCATCCCAAGGTGTTAAATTGGAATTTTCCTTAGGTAAGTTTTTGATTTCATGATCTTCTTGATTTTCATAGTTGAAGTATTTGCAAAGACCAATCAAAATGTTTCGCTCTTCATCGGTAATTAGAAAAATATCTTCATACTTTAAATCTCCTATTTGATTGTCATAAATAAAAATATACCCACCAATTCCCCTTGTTTCGATAATTGCTGAATTGTGATCTTTTAAAGTTGCCAGCTTTTGATTGCCTTCAATGTTTTTTGCTCGATAAATCAGATGATAACCAGAGTTAACAGTCTTATAAATAACTATCTTTTTATCAAAGTCATCAATATGATCTTTTAGGAACTCAATAAATTGATCCCAAAATACCTTTCCATCCTGAACGTTTCCAAATACCTTTAAATCAACGTCAATACATTCAACGTCCCAAAACCCGGTAATTATGCCATAGCCTACGGTATTTTCTTCATGCCTGCTTAACTCTTCTTTTGTGATCTGTACATCTTGATACTTTTTCCACTTCAAAAGAGGTCGCTTTCCTTCAGCAATAGGCATTACCGAAAAGCCTGCATTAAGCAGATTTATTGCCCTACCTAAAGTTACTTTCATATTAAATGCTTTTGATCTTCATAAATGTTTTCCAAAATGGCTATTTCTGAAATTTTCCAGTATCCAGTTTTCAGTCTTTTCTCAAGCGTTAAAATGTTAATTCCCATTTTTTCGCAAAGCCATTTTTTTGAGTGAAGGCCAATTAAAATCAGTGCTTTTTCTTTCATAATCCTAATGTAATAATCTTTTAAATATGTTAAAAACAAATATAAATAATTTTTTTTAATACTGAAAAGGTAACAGGTGGTTACACTGGGGTAACACCTACTGTTACCACCTATTTTTTATAAAAAAGTGATTTTAAATTAAATCAAGGCTGTTTTTATGTGATTTTTTTTAATGGGGGTTACAAGTACACACTGATTTAAGAATAAAAAAAAATTGAGTAACCAAATTTTATAAAATTATTTTTTCACTGTTACCTTGTTACCCCTAGCGTAAAAAAAGGCTAAAAAACTGCGTTTCTAGCCTTTAAATACATTTTTTAGGCGGTTACACTGACTGTAACCTTTGTGTAACCCCCTGTTACCCCTTTTCCCATCCAAACATAGGCGAATAAAGCCATCTGAATATTTCCTCAGCTTTCCGTGGCCCATTCAATTTGCTTTGGTAAATCACCACCTTTTTATCGGTAACTCGGGGCTTTTCTTTTGACATCACTATTTCTGATTAGTTCCTGAATTAATTCAACCGGTACGTTTACATCTTCTTTGATCTCACATGGAGTATATCCCCACTTGTACAAATGAAGAACCCTATCCAATTTATCACCAATCTGTTCTTTGACCTGTTCGAACTGGATCTCTTTACGTCTTAGACCCGCCTTGACATAGACCAGGTATTTTACCTTTTCCATATCCATATCGGTTGCTTCAGCTATTTCTCTGACCGTCTTTCCAGAATTGAACATTGCTAGAATAGTCTTTTCCATAGAGGTAGTTTTTGGCGTTCCTTTTCTTCAATTTCAGCTATACAGGTATTCAACCATCTTTGTAGCTTATAAGCCTCTGGTAGGCTTAATTCCGTGTCTATGGCTTCGGATTCATATTCACTCACAAAAAC